TTCTGCGGCTTCTTGCATACGCTTTTGCGCGGCTTGTTCTAGCTGATATGATTTGACAAGCTCCTCAGAGGTTACTTGTATTTCCTCACCATCAACTTTTACGGTATGAAGTTCTTCCTCAACGTACTCTACGTCTTCGGGGTCAACGTCATACTCTTCATCATCAAATTCCTCTTCCGACTCAGATAGCTCTTCAGCGTCATCGTCTTCCAGTTCCTCTTCAGATGTGGCCTCAACTTCTTCAGCATCTTCAAGAATCTCTTCTTGCTCTACTGCTTCTGTTTCAGCTACAGGCTCTTGAATATCGCCGCTTGCCTCTTCAGGGGCGTTGGTATTCAAGAGAAGGTCAACAGCTTGACCTTTGTTTAGAGATTCACCAGCTCCTAACAGGGTACTAGGTTCGTCACTCATTTTTAATCTCCTCTACGGATTCTTTAGGAGTTTAACTCCAGTTTCGCTAAGTCACCTGTCTCGATGACTTCAGTCAAATGGCCTCGCACCACCATTAGTGCTTGGTACATTTGAAAGAGCGTTTCTCGTTCATCTTGCGATGACGAGGAATCTTTCAGTGCGTTCATGTACTTCTCCTCAAGCACATTAAACGCTTCAACAATCAAGGGGTCGCGCATCAATGCTTTGGCGCGTTCACCCCTGTTTTGTTCTTCCCTTCTTTTCCCTTCATTCATCGGCAGTCTCCTCTACTGTTGCAAAGTAGCAACACAATGCTTTTTAGGCAATAGGCAATCAGAAAAGACCGCCAAGATTAATATTGGTAAAATCAATACCCTTAAACAAATTTTTAAAATAATCGTCTAAATCAGTAGCACCAAAATCAGGCACAGCAGAAGCTGCGGGAGCAGGTTTTGGCTCTGGCTTTGGTTTTGGCTTAGGCTTGGTTGCCTCATCATACGCAGCCTTAGATACCTTTTGTTTAACATCATTTTTCTTAAGCTCGTAATATGTTTTATCCCCAACCTCAACTGGCACAACATCATATGTAACTTGATTTTTATAGTAACTTCTTACTCTGCCACCATAATTCGCCCTTGTTGTTGAGTAAGAAACAGGAGTTTCGTTTTCATTAGCCCAAGACTGAGCCGCATCTTGGGTTGCAAACTTAGCGCGTTGTTTAATTGTAGTGCCTTGCGTTCTTGTTGTGCGACCAAACTCAGCACCCGTGCCTCCAGTGTCTGTGTACATTTTGGCAGCATACTCATCCTGCCCCTTATCGATATGGTCAGTCACAAATGACGCAAAGGCTTCATTCGAAGCAAGGATTTCAGGTGGTGTATTTTCTGTTGGCTTAAGAACACCATTTTGCAGGAGTTTAACAACAAAGTCAGCAGAGCCAACAGACGAGCCATACTGCGCCCTGCCCTCTCTGTTGTAGTAACCGCTGGTTTGTAGCTTCATAATATTTTCTGGCGCAGCGTTAAGAGCTTGCTCATCAATCTCAAAGCCATAATCATCTACAAGGCTGTTAGCCATAGATACCCCAGAGTTCATTGTTTCTTGTGCGTATTTATCACCAAATCCGCGATTTGTATCGGCTGCGCGTACACCGCCACCAACGGCAAACTTCCCGTCTTTGAGGTCAAACTCGCCTTGTATTCTTTCGTAAGTTCCAGCCGCACCGCCCTTAGCCAAGGATGTAATTGATTTCATAATACTTGGAGCAGCTAATATAGCGCCAATAGGCCCAAGTGCGGCGGTTACATTTGGCGGTAAGAATCCAGCAGTTGCACCAGCACCAACACCAGTTGTTACGCCAGCCAGCCCTGCCGCAGCATTTGCAGCATTAACGACGTTAACCGCATCGGCTGCGCTTTCAATGCCACCATCCAAAGCCTCAAGGCCAGTAAAGATAGTAGCCACCTCACCGATAGCTTCGCCAGCAGGCAGACCACCAGAAGTTGCCATAAGGTCATCAGCAGCAACATAAGCATTTGTTAGACTTTCTGCATCTGGGTCTTCGAAGGCATTGATAATAGCATCAATATCAGCGGCATAACTTAGTGCCTCGCCAACAGCAGGGGGAACTACTGGCGCAGTTGCTCCAGCGTCAAAGCCAACATTATTGATTGCCTGAACAGCCTTATCGACATTTCTTCCCGATGGATTTTCAATCATGTTTTCTACATCTGCATATGTAGAAACAAGATTTGTTGTAGCGTCTGGCAAGGTGTCTAAGAATGACTTAGCATCATCTTCGAAACTTTTTACAATCTCTGGTGTGTCTATCGCTTCGTCTAAGCTCTCTGAGATTTTAGACAAAACACTTTCAGAGCCTTCTTCGCTTGGCTGGTTTATATATTCACCAATAGCCTTCAAAGGAATTTTTGCTACGTCTTCAATCGGGTCAAGCACAGCTTGCTGTATAACTTCTTCCACAGGGTCAAGTATGATTTTAGCCACATCTTCTGTGGGGTCTAACGCATACTGCTGCACGAACTCTTCCACTGGGTCAGCAACAGCTTTGAAGGCATCCTCTGTAGGGTCGAGCATCTTCTGCTGGACAAACTCTTCAGTGGGGTCAATAACACCACGCTTAATAGCTTCCTCAACTTCACCAAGAGGCTCTTGGGCAATCGGATAAATCTGACGCAAAGCCTCTGCGGCTGCAAGAGAACCAGCCAAGTCAAACGGCTCATCATCTGGTGCGCTAGGCAAAGTTTGCATAGGCATATATAAACCGCCACGATACATGTCACCAAACATAGTCGGGTCTAATGCAATACTTTCCTGAAAGGCTCTCTCAAGGTCAGCATACTCGTCAACATATTGTTGCGGCATTAATGGCTGTATTGTGTCAACCTCTGGGGCTTGACCAAATACACCTTGACTTGGCGCAAACAGTGTTGGGCTAATCTGCTCAAAGTCTTTCATAAACTCTGGCAGATTTTCGGGGCTATATGCTTGCGTAAAAGACGGGCGGTCTATGTATGAAATAGACGAGCCAGCGGTCTGCGGTGTGGCAAGCATAGGAGGTGCAGCCGTAATGCTAGGCGCAGAAATGCCAGTGGGTGCAGCGACATTCAAAATGTCCTGCAAGTCCTCAAAAGATAATGTTTGAGGAACGGCCATAGTTAGACCCTCGGCAGATTAACAGATGTCTCAATATCCGAGCGCAGCTTCTCCAAACGTAACTGACGCTCAAACTCCAATTCCTGACGGCGCAAGTCCAACTCAGCAGCCATCTTCTCACGCTCAAACTGCAACTCAAGTTGCATCTTCTCACGCTTGAGAGCCAGTTCATTTTCAGCCTTAGCCATCTCCATTTGCATTTGTGGATTCGGGCCTTGCTGTTGTGGTGGCGCAGGCGGTGCATTACGCGGGTCTTGGAAGAACTCGCTGGCATCTTTGAAGCCAGAAAGCTCTGCAATCTTAGACAGCGTATTGCGATATTGGATAGGCGTAACAATCGGATTATTTGGCCCCATTGTCGCCATTATTCCTTCTTGCTTCGCAGCAATCTGGAACAGGGTAGCAAGCTGCTGCTCACGCTGACCAGTGCCAAGACCTACGTTAATCTGCACATCGTACATGTTGTCCCACTGGCGCGGGTCCATTGTCACGAAGTTATTACGCAGGCGAATAATCTTCTCTTTGTTTTGATACTTCGTAACCAAGTGCAGGATGCCACGGAACAATGCGCGTACACCTGTCTCAGCAAATACACGGGCAATCATCTCAATCTTGCCCTGCGAAGCAGCTTGCATAGCAGCCACCGCAGTAGCAGTAGTGGACTGCAATGCGTCTGCATCTAAGCCCATAGACTGCTTGCTAATGCCAGTACGTTGCTCACGCACACTGTCCATATAGTTCAGTGCAGGGAAGACAGAAGAAGAAACTTCAGGAACTTGCAGGGGCTGAACCGCCCCAGCGGTGCGAGTACGCACGATGCCGCCGGGGCGGTTCGTCAACAAGTCATCGAGGTTTACTTGGCCTTCAACGGCAACGACACGAGCATTGTTAGTGTTGTAGATGTTGTCGAGCAACTGACGCATCAGGGTAGATTTGATAAGCTGCACATCCATCACAAGCTCTGCAACCGAGCGACCAATCGCACGGTGCGGCATTAGGATTGGCGACAGGATAGCAAATGGAAGCTGGTCACACTCTTCGTTCTCAAGAACGTGGTAGCCGTTGCCTACTGTGAGAACACGACGAAACTCAGCCACCCCGTCCCCATCATAGTCAGAACGAATATAACATTCCGTAACGAGAACATCGCGCATGGTCGGGTCAAGGCTGTCGTAAGGAGCGCCTCCTTCAAGGTCTTCAAACCTGCTGGTTCTTTCTTCTGACGTTTCAACATCTGAGACTCCTGCATATTTTTCTATCTCATCTCTGCTATAACCCATCTGCACAAGGTCACTGACAGACATTGATGAACGGTGCGCTACAAAGTCAGCATCCTCAAGCGACTTCGCACGACTGGTAATTAGAAACTCTTCTGGGGGCACATTCTCAATGCAGACCTTACCGTCTGTCTTGGTGCGCTTAACTTTGATGTCATAGAGAACGGGAGCAGGAATCATCATGCCGTCGGGGGTAATCATGTCCTCACCGAGGGTACGCTCGTCTTGTTCAACAATCTCGACTTCTGGGTCTGCAAGAATGACAGTCAGTTCTTCATCATTGAGGTCAGCATATTCTTCTGTCTCAATATCTGTCTTCTCATCCCAGTAAAACTTAACGACACCGTTTTTCAGAATCAAAGCATCTTTGAACCAGTTGTGCATGATTTCAAAACCACGGTTATCATTGTTGATAACCCAGTTGCAGTAATCACTAGCTTGTTCAGCTACAGCTACATCTTCTGGCCCGTGAGGTGCGAAACGCACATACTCTTCAGACTGCGTAAAGATACGCATTAAGGACGGCATGATATGTTCGATGGTATCAGATACCTCAGTGCTAACAACTTGAGAGCGGTCTGGCTGTTCATTGCCAAACGGTTCACCCAAGTAGTAGTCCATCGCGTCGATACGGTCTTGCGAGTACTCCGTATCGTAGTGACCTAGCGCCTGTTCAATCTCATTGCGAACAATGCCTTGAAACTCAATGTCGTCCATTTTAGCCATGACTATGCTTTCTTAGATGCTTTAGCCTTTTTAGCTACTTTAGCTACTTTGGGCTTTTCCTTAACAACAGGAGCTTCACTTAGCGGCTTGCGACAGCCTTTGCAACGCTCTGTGTAACCATTTGGATTGGGGTATCCGCAGTGTGGGCAAATCATTTCTCTGTCCTCTGTTTGCGTGGGCGACCACGTTTCTTAGGTGCAGCCTTCTTAGCTACTTTCTCCGCCTCCAGTGCCGCTGCTTTCTCGGCAGCACGGTTGCGTGTGTAAACAGTAACATACATTATTTTTTCTTCTTAGTAGCTTTTTTCTTGACTACCTTTTTGCCCATCTTACTTGCGTAAGATTTCGCTGCTGTTTTGCCCTTCTTAGTATAAGGGAACTTTTTTCCTGCTACGCTTGGCATATCTAACTCCTACCACTTAACTTTATGTGACCAGTATTTTGCAGACAACTTACTTGTCGGCTTACCTTGTGCGTTGTGACGCGCATAATAAGAACGCTTACGCGCCTTGTCTTTTGCAGTCTTTGGATTTTTGCCAGCACCACGCACACCTTGCTGACCAAAACGAATGAGGCGAATCTTGTCACCTTCTTTTGCTAGAACCGCGTGGCTCTTCTTCGGATGCTTGGGGGTGCGTTTCGGTTTGTTGTAACCAGCAAAACGCTCACCACGATAGACGATAGCCATTAGCGAATCCTCATATTGCTTTTCGGGCCGAGCTTCTTACGAATGTGCAGACCACGTTTTTTATGACGGCGACGCACTGGTGTTCGCACCTCAAACGTAGTTACAACTTTCTTAGCCATCAAGCCTCTCCGTAAATGCCATCTTCCGTAACGCGGATGGACGAAATAATCTCCATGTATTCGTCAGGCGAAATCTCCGCCATTTGACCACAATACGCAGACGCAAGCAAGGTCAAGTTCAACAGGTCGTCCCAGTCAGTGCCGAGACCATTCAGGCCATCAAGGGTGGCAACCAAGATGTCAAAGTCATCTGTGTCTTCTTCAAACTCAATATAAGCCATCAGACGACCCAGTTCGCTTTCTCATAATTTATTGACCTGTTCCATTTGTGGCGCGAGCCATCTTTACCGATGCTGGCACGACCAGCAAAGGTCAGGCAGAAGGAGTCAGCAAGGTCAGGTGAGTTGAGGCCACGACGTTTCATCTCGTCCTTGCTCTCAACCTTGAGCTTACCATTGGAGGTAAACTTAAAGCGCGGCTTGGACAAATCGTCTATCAGCTCCTCTTGCGGCGGAATGGTGCAGTCCCGCGACTCGAACCATTCTTTTGCGAGAAACCACAACTCATCTCGTAAACGCCCATATCTGTCGCCCATTGCAGGTGACTCCGCGACG